CCTTTACTTATATGAGTGTTTTCTACTATAATTAAATCTTCTTTACAAAGGCCCCAAACGTCTGCCAAATACGATAGCTGCATATCGTAGACATCTTTAATGAATAATGGTTCTCCTCCTCGTTCTATTACTTCGTCACGTCGCGTCGTAAGTGAAGTGATTAGAGCTACAACATCATTGGGCACTACCGTCTCAGTAGGACCGTGTACTAGAGTGGCAACTGAACGAGAAAGATACTGGCCTCCCCTCGCTTGCCTGTGATCTACTCTGAGGAACTCAGCAGTGGCACCTAGGTAGCACTTATGTTTTTGAAACCGTATGTTGTAGTCTGCCGCTTTACGTGACAAGTTCTGTACCTGGTTTAGTGTTTTTATACTGGCCAACACATCATCACCATTGTGTGTAGTCACACTATCATTCGTAATACCGCATATGTCCAAATATACATAGTTAAGCACTGTGTTCATAAATGTCGTCAGACGCCATCCAGATAAGAGAGTACCATTGGTCTTCACCAGTTGTTTCTTACCTTGTATGTGCAACTTGCTATCACTCAGGCTTGACTGTACCCAGGCAATGGCCTTAATTTGGTCATCATCTAGATAATTTTTAAAGCAAGCTACATATGCATCCATCACCGCACTCATTGTGGTCACACTGTGTTGAGAGTTGAAGTCTTCAAAATCAAAGCAGTATGGAATACCGTTATTCAATACTTGTTTAACAGTCTCCCTCACGTTGGCAATCGTTGCACTAGGCCCAATAGGGAAGTGTTTGCTCAACATTTCTTCACATCCTTTGAAAGCATAGCTGGATAGGATAAAGTTAGTTACATCCACACCGTAGATAGCCCGCTGCTTACCCCACTCGTACTTTGTGCTAGACCATGCTTCCATAGACGGTGGTCTGTTCAGGAAGTGTTCTATGTCATAAGTAGGCATTCTACTTAGAGCGTAAAATTTGTTGCGCAATCCCACATCCTTAGCCTTAAACTCATCGTCCTCTGGGTACTGTGAATGATAAGCACCTGTAGGCGACCATTGCCATCGCATAGCCCAGTGATTTACCCACGTACTTCTAGTTGGAGTACCACCACTGACTTTCACGCGTTTGAATAGCCTTAACGCTCTTTCAAATATCATTTCCCGTGTAAAAGTCACCGTATTTGGTTCAGTTCGGTTTTGAACTTCTGAGTTCCAGTCAACTTCACCTAAACCCCTGTTAACTAGCACTTCTAGCTCAAAAAATGGTGTGAGATCCAAGTCAACGAGATTTTGCACAGCCTTTAATCTACCTGAAAACTGATTCTTTATCTGGGAGAAAAAATCAGCTACCGATTTGTATCGCCACTGCCAGATTAGAGAGTCTTTAATGATATCCCGGTGTTGTACAGGCAATGCCTTAGCCCATACTAGCAGCCCAGCTAAAAAACTTTCGTGCAGGTCAAGCTTAGCTAGACTCTCAAGTAATGGGAGTACGAATGGGACATCCCTCCTAAAAACGTCTAACCCTATACTCCGTAGTTCCTTAATAGTTATATGTCTGAGATGCCTACTAGAAACTTTACATACGGGAGGTTCAGCAGAGCCGTCAAACCAAGATTTTAATGTGGCAAGGCGTGTTAGCGGCACATTTTGACTGGATTTCTTTGTAACATGTAGTACATATTGCAAAACTTCCTGCCTGCTAACCGGACCATAAGGGAACAGGTCAGGACCATACTGTATTCTCGAAATCCGAAGCAGTACAGATCGGCCTTGTACATGTAGCGGCTCGTGCCTGGAGATGTAAGTGGCTGTGAGATCCAAGCGTGCCATATATACACATTTGGTAAATACAACATCAGTATCATACCTAGTGTGCACATCACCTTCTA